GTGTACATGTACAAAGTGCATAAACCGGTGCCTAATTTTTTGGGTAAAATTAAGCTTGCTTTTACATGCACACACATGTATTATATAACCATGAGGACGCCACAGGGGCGGCCCCAACACAAGGAGGAAAATGAAATGACGAACACCAGAGAGAACGCACTTGCACTGTATGACGGCGGCTGGAGAGCAGAGGATGAGGCGTGGCTCAAGGCCGAGTACGAGCTCACCGACGATGAGGCAGCAGAGCTCGCGAGAGAGCTTGCAAGCATCGCAGAGTAAGCACCGGCAGGGCGGGGGGCGAAAGCCTCCCTACCCCTTCACTATAGACCGATATATAATCAAGGCAGACCGCAGCAGCGGCACAGAGGAGGATACTATGGACGCAAGATATATCATGGACTACACCGCATTTGAGCTCATGTACGAGGGCATCAGACACACCGATGTCGAGGAGCGCGCCAAGGAGTGGCAGCTCACAGCCGAGCAGGTCGAGACGCTGAAAAAACGGCTGCTCGAGGAGGAGAATTGGGTGTATAAGTACTGGCTCAACAATCTCCCGCACTTTGCAGTCTTTGAGCCGGACGACGAAGAGGACGACGAAGAGCTTCACCTCTTCTACGACTGGGATGCGAGCGACGATAACCGCCTCGGTGCGGACGCGCTGACCACCATCGCCCGTGACCTCATCGAGAGAGTCGGGCACGCCACCCGGATGGTCACAGAGGGCGTTTTCCCGGCGCTTGCTGACTACGCCGATGAACTCACGATTCTCATCCGCGATTTTAACGAACGCGCGTACGACTACGACAAGGTGAAGCGTGTCGAGACTGGCGCAGAGGACGCGGTCGAGGATTCGCTTTTCTACGCAGGCTGGAGACCCTCGCTCTCGGAGGCGAACGGCCTCTTCGAGCAGTTCCCGTCGGGTTTTCACGAGCTTCACGACCTCATGGACGGCCTCCGCTCAGAGTACATCGACTGGATGGAGGAGAAGGTCGCCGAGATGGAGGACGCTATCGACGATCTCGACGAGGACGCGCCCGACTACGACGAGCAGCGTGAGGCTCTTGCCGATAAGTGTGTTTCCGTTATAGCGAGCGACATGGTCTTTAATGCCGGTATGGGCGGGCCGCAGTACCTCTACGAGGTCGAGGACTACGGCGACGCTCTTTCAACCGAGTACGGAGTCGATATATACGGTGAAGTCCTGCAGGCTCTGCGCGAGCAGGCCGGGGTTGACGAAGAATAAAAAATAAGGGGAGAGGCGAAAGCCTCTCCCCGTTTTTCTTACTCGCCCTCAGTCGGGGAAGCCCCCGCGCTGTCGGCAAGTCCCTCGCCCACGCAGTACGCGATGACTGCCGCGCCCTGCAGGATGAGTGCCGAGACCTGTGCGGCCTCGCTCTGTCCCGCTCCGCGGTAGATCATGACGCCGGACACAAAGCCCGCGATTGCCATCCAGAGCTTGCGGCTGGTAAGCTTTCTTGCAAAAGAACGAATGTTCATATAGTTTCTCCTTTCAGTAGGTAAAGTCGTGCTTCTCGAGGCGCTCTTTGTACTGCGCCATGATGTAGTCAGATGTGGTGCGGGTGATGTGGTTCCGGAAATGCGGGTGCTCTTCGCAGTAGGCGTCGTACGCATTGATGTCCATGAGCGCCTGGTCGAAGGAATCCTTGCTGTGCCGCTGTTTGGCGGCAAGCTCATCGCCGAAGCGCAGGATGCGCACGCGAGCCGCTATAGCCCGCGTCTCCTCGCCGAAAGCCTTCACATCGTCGAGTTTATCCGAGAGCTGCGACAAGCGCTTGTCCACGCCGTCCATGTGCTCCCGCATGTCGCGGGTCATCTCGTGGCCGAGCGCCCTCGCAAGCGCCGACCAGGGCTTTTTCCCATGCGGGGCGAGCTTTTCAGCAGCCGTCAGCGCAGCCACCGCCAGCCATCCGGCAGCGGTCACGATGGAGCCGATGTCTGCTGCGCCCACGATGTCGCGCCACCACATCAGTCCTCCTCGCTCTCGTCTTTCGGACGCGCGTTGCTGTCGGTCGCAAGGTCTTCTCTGCCGCGCTTTTTCAGCTCCTCAGTCACCCGCGGCCGCAGCCGCTTCGCGATGTCCGCGAAAAACATTCTCCCCGCGATGATCATCTCCGCGATTCTTTCACACAGTCCCTTCGGAATCCTCATCCGCTCCATCTCCTCTCATCATGTCATTGAACATCGTCAACACGCGCGTCTCGAGAGAGGCGCGCTTTTCGTCGCTCCGCTTTACCGCCGCCTCCAGCTGCGCCTGCCAGCTGACCGGCGTCTCCGAGGTGACTACCTTCGGCGCGTCTCCGGAGATGTCCACACGGTCGACACGGTCGCCGTCCGGCACCTCGAAACTCTCGGCCTTGACCTTTGTCGGGTCGTGGTCGCCGAGCGTGGCGAGCATGTCGCCGGTCGTACTGTCGTACACTACTGTAACCTTCACTGTTTCAGATCCTTTCTGCTCATGCGATGAGCTCGATGCGCTCCAAGTGCGCGTCAAAGACACCTCCGCCGCCTCTCTGCCTGAAATTGCTGCCGTGGGCGGCCACTACCAGAAATCCCTGCTCTGTCACGCCGTCCAGCGGGATTTCCAGCACTGCGCGTCCGCTCTGCGCACGGAGGTAGGACGCGGCGGCCTCTCGTATCGGCTCCAGTGTGCGGCTCCGCTGTACGCCGTTGATACGGCTGAATCCCGCCCAGAGGTTCACACCATTGCCATGTCCCATGATGGTTGTGTTGGTCGAGTACGATACTGTGACCAGCGCCCGTCTAAAAGGCTGCAGCGCTACACTCGGCGTCAGCAGCCACACCAAAAGCGCAGGCTCACCGCCGCCGGATGATGTCCCGCCGATGTCGCTCCGCGCATAGGCTGTCTGCACTGACTGGTAGCGGCCTGTCGGGCCGATGCTAAAGCGCCTACTGGTATTACACTCGCCGTCAGCCCACCCCGAGAGATGCACTCCGTCGAAGTGGGCTCCGTCAAAAGGGACGCAGGACGCTGCGTAGTCTACCAGCGAGCCCGGGACGCCCAGCACGCTCACACCCGCGCGGATATTTTGCGGCAGGACGGTCGGGGCAGGTGCCCACGCCCACATGCAGGTCGGATCTATCTGACTACCGCCAGGCATCCGCATGAAAACCCCACGCCCGCGCCCGCCGTAGTCTCCCGCGAAGGCCGCGTTTTCGTACGCGTCCATGACTTTTTGGCCGCCGATGTCTCCGGAGAGCGGCCAGCGGTACATAGCTCCCGGGATTTTCAGCCCGTTTCTGCTCGTAAAAGTGCAGCCCTGCAGCACCTGCTGCGCGGTCGCATCGCCGAGCGCTCCGGAGTCCATGCAGATGTGCGGGTGGCCATCGCTACGCATGTAGTAGGCGCTGTGGGCGGGCGCATGCATCCAGAGCGTGCGGGCGTTGAAATCGATGCCGTACTCGGTCGTGATGCTCCCGCGCGGGTCGGTGCCACTCGGACCCATGGTATTGAAGACCGGGATTTGCCCAGGCACACCCAGCGGGCTGTACCCCTGCAGCATCTTTGTGCCGTCAAGTCCCGCGGCCTTCGCGACCACATCGACTGGCGCTTTTACCTCCGGCGTGCCGTAGCGCCCGTTTTTCCGGTACGCGCCCGGCGGCATACCCACATGCGCCAGACCGTCCGAGACGGTCACGCCAGTGGTCGGCTGCTCGCCCTCGCGCTCTACCAGTGTTCCGTCCATCTTTGCGCCGCGGACCCACGCCGATGTACCGGCTACGATGTCGCCGGGCGCGGCATTTCCGGGCGTCTGCTCCGCGAGCGATGCAGCAGCCACCGTGCCGCTGCCGTTATGGTACCCTCGCGGGACAGTGACGCTCTCTCCGGCGCGGAGGGTCTTCTGCATCGCGCCGTTATTTGGCATGGCCCCCGCGCCTACATCATCGTCGGTGTCGGCACCGAGGTAGGTCTTTCCGGAAAGCACATCCGCAGCGCGGGCGGTGGTCTCATCCGAGCTTGCGCCGCCGCTACCGCCTGCAGCTACAAAAATGTCAGCCATTTCCCGCAATCCTCCTAACCTTTACTTTGAAATCCTCTGTCGGTTTCTTGACCGCGCAGAAGAGCACGGCCCTGCCGTCTTTGCTCTCCCCGCCGTCGATTGCGCCGAGCCACTTGCGCGCAGCCTTGGCGGCCTCGACGCTTCCGGTCTTTGCGATAGCCTTGCCAAGCTCCAGCACATCCGTAGCTTTGCAGCCGGGCAAAGCCACTTCCTGCGTGTACGGCGCGCTTGCGGACCACGCAGCAGCCCGCAGCGTGATTTCCCACGCCATGGGCACCAGTTCCAGCGCCTGCACGCGTGCTTTCAGCGCAGTCAGGTCTGTCACATGCGCATACGCGCTATGGTCGTCTGCGGCTGTCACCTGTGCGGCATTGCTGACCGCCACATTGCAGCGGTAGTAGATAGAGGACTCATTTCCGGCGGTATTTGCCGGTAAAAAATCCGCTTCCGCAGCGCCCTTGGTGAAAATCGCGTAGAGCGCCTCTTGCCCGCTTGCGTCCTCTGCGTACACGCCAACCTCAGTGATGCGGAATCCCGCCGACACGCCTGCATTACTCAGCAGCGCGCCGATTTGTACCGTGTCAGAGCCGAGCGCTGTCACATCCGAGACCGCAAAGCGCGCTTTCTCTGCCGCAAGCCCCGTGAGCGCGCTCAGGTCTTCGCTCGCGGCATGCTCGCCGGATCCGGCACGCACCGAGGTGAATTTTACTCGCGGGATTGTCCCCGCCTGCGCAGCGGCAATGATGCCGATCCCTGCCGCCGTGATTGCATTTCTCTCTGCCATTTATACGCCCCCTCTCCGCGCAGTCCCGAGTACGACCACCTTATCCGCGCCGAGAATTGCGCCCGCAAAAAATGCCGCGTGCGTCTCATCAGCGTCATAGATTTTCGACACAAAGCGCCCCGTGAGCGGTACAAGCTCACCGAGAAGCTTTGTAGCCTGGTCGATGTCCAGTCCGGCGCGCTTGACGGCCTGCATAGGAAAGCGCTCAATCCGATAGGAAAAGGGCTCCTCTGCCTCAGAGATTTTAAGCTCATCCGGAGAGCAGCCGAAAATCGAGAGCGCCATCGCATAGACGGACTCATAGTCCGCCCGGAGATTTTTAAGCGCTCTCGCCTGTAAAATCAGCATACGGTATGCAGCATCGCTCATGCGACCGCGCTGCACCTTGTACACCTGCCCGAAAACATCGAGTGCCGCGCCCTCGGCGCTTTCGATATCACTCGCGGAGCGGATGCTCTCAAGGTCCTTTGCGATGTCCTCTTTGGCGCTCCGCGCCATTTCAAGAATTTTCCAGTTATTACTTGTGTTCCGCTTGTCGTAGCAATCCGGCAAGCGGCTAATTTTATTTTTCAGGTCCATATCATCCTCCGCTTGCCGATGTCGTGATCGTGACATGCGCGGTGTCGGTCTGCGCGATCTGGTGCGCTTCGAGCGGAATGGTCTGACCGCCCTTGCCGCCGCGCTTAGAGATTTCCACAGCATCGACATTCACAAGCCCGGGGATGCCCTTGAGGCTCGTGTACACGCCGTTTCCGTAGATTGTGCGTCCGGCCGGAAGGCCGTTTATATACGCAGCGACCGCATCCTTCGCAGCCACCTCAGAGCCCTCTGTCCAGAGACCGTCCGTGTAGATTGTGAGTTTTACCTCGATCGGTACCATCTCCATCCAACGGAATGCGATCTCATGCAACCCGCCCCACCGGTCCCTGACCTGCTCGCGCGTGTCGCCATAGGTCTTAGCACCGAAGGGCTTGCTTTTGAAAATGGCTGCGGCAATGTCGTTCGCCCGGGCATGGTCTGCGAGCACGGACACGCGGAAAGATTTTGCCGGAAGGCCGGATTCTTTTTGCTCCTGCATCGTGTCATTGCTCTCAATCTGCACCTGTGTGACACTCTGCACCTGATAGACGGCCGCCATGACCGCGCTATAGGTGCCCGAGCCGGTCGAGGAAAGCGCGGCCTCGTATTTTCTCCGCGCCGAAGCATCGGACTCAGGGTCCGTGCCGGGCACTGTGAGGCGCGAGCCGCTCACACCGGTGAGCACGGCGCTCGAGTAGTAGGTGGTCGTGATTGCGCCGTCAGCGACGTTTCCGACTGTCCCGCGCGTATCGCACTCCACCTCAGCCTCTGCGCTGCCGCCTGTCAGCGTGGCGCTGTTAATCGTGTGAAAAACCAAGGTCTTGTCCGCGGTCGCGACCTTCGTACCGGCGGGGACGCGCACACCCGGAGAGCCGGTAAGCGTCACCATGTGCCGCGCGGGGCTTCCGACCGAGATTGTCACGCCGAGGTTCACGCAGAGCTTCCGGAGCGCCGCTCCGGATGCCGTGAGATAGCAGAAAGACTGATAGATGTCTTCCATCTCTTCCCCGATGTCGCGCTTGTCTTCGCAATTTAGGCGGATGTACTTGCCGAGCGGCGTGCTCTCGCTCGTGTCAATATCCTCTCCGAAGAGCTGCCGCGCGATCTCGATATCGCGCTTAAGCCATTCCGCATAGGTAAGCCTGTGGTACCCTTCTCTCGTAAAAGGCATTATTCACCCCCTTCCACCTCGAGCGGCACGTCAAAGTCCTTGCCGTGCGCTCGGATGGTCGCCATGATTACCGCGTGCCGAGAGGCACTATCTACATGCAACGAAAAGTCCGCGAGCTCTGCCTCGCGGTCGACCGCCTCCAGCGCCTCCTCAAGCTCCAGACGGATACTGTCCTCATCCGGATTTTTCCTAAGGATCTCCGAAAAGCGGATTCCCTCGCGCGGATTCAAGGACCACTCGCCGCGGTTCGTAGACCATACGGTCTGAAGCTTCTCCGCGAGAAGAGCCTCATCCCGCGTCATTTGTACTGCGTTGTCCTCTATACGGAGGTCATACGGCGCTGTGTCTGTCAGCGAAAAACTAATCATTATGCCTCCTTTCAGAAAATTGCGGCTATCACCGCATCGCCCATCTGGTGATGTATGTCTCCCACGCGCGACACGCTGCCGCCGCGCCATGAGTCACCAAGCACATGCTCCGTGCATACGCAGAGCACGATGTCGCCCGCTTCGGGCGGTGTGAGCTTTGTCCAGTGCGTGGGGCCGTCTGCCGTCGCTTCGGTGACGGTCTCAGCCTTCCGGACGCTTCGCGGTATCGGCACGCCCTCCAGCGGCACAGCAGGCGCGCCCGAGGGGCTGTAAAGTGGCTGCACGGTCGCAGTCGTGCCGTCCGAGGCAAGGACTTTTGCCGTGAAAGCGGTATGCAGCCCCTCTCCGGAGCGGCTTAAAATGCCGCTTAAGTTTGATTGAATCGACATTTACCCCTCCACGCGAATTGCTTTGATTTCTGTGGTCATCTGGTCATCGTCCTTTGTGTGCTTGCCCTCCAGCACTTTGAATCGTCCGGAGATTGTCCTGGACGAAATCTGCACCGTGCAGCCGGTGTAAATTCGGTGCTGAAAAAGCATTTTTGCGGAAATGCCGAAGACTGCGTCGGTAAAGGCCGCCGCGCTTTCATCCTGCGGGGCCTCGCCGCTCTCTTCCGGCTTATCCTCCGAAATCGTAGCGGATTTTGTTCCGCCGCTTTCTCCGGAGCCGCTCCCGACAGAGAGCGAATTCTTCGTGAGCCGCACATCCTTAATTTCAGACCACGGCTCCACGGACAATAACCCGCTCTCAGAGCCGAGGTCAAAATATCCTTCGGAAATTGCGGACTCTATCGGGCACACATACGCCGCGGATTTACATATCCACGCTTTCACGCCGCAGGCGGACGCCATTTTGCCGATCGCGTCCATGAGCGAACCTGTGATTTTAATCGGCGAGGCAAAAACATAATCCCGCGCGGGCTGAAAAACCGCGACGGGAATCCCGAGCCGAGAAATCAGGTCTTTAAGAATCACGGTCGCAGAGGTATTCGCGCCAAAGGCAATGTCCTGCAGCTCCTGATCAGCTGCACCTCTGTAGTCTGTGACCGTGAGCTCCGTCACATAGTCGAGGCTGTCCCAGTAGCTCCGGACGGCTTTAATCTTTCCGGAAAGCACCTCTCCGACCGAATCGCGTTTATATCCCGCAGTGATTTTCACAGGGCTTCCGACCTGCAGGCGCGCAATCGTTGACACCGAGAGATTGAAAATCGTTACGGTGCTCTCGTTTACCTCGGTGTCGCTGTCAAAAGGAATTTCGAAATGAATGTCGTAGCCCGCCTCGGATGAGAGCGTAGTCGCGCCGATCGAGACGGTGACCGACTGCCCGAAAAGCCCTTTGCCTGCGTCCTGACCTGCTGCAGCGCCCATCATGCGGACCGCTTTTGCAAGCTCTGACTGCGGTGTACGCCTGCACGGCGCGCTAAGTCCTACCTTGCTGCCGCTCATCGAAGCGCCTCTTTCCCATTGTCAATCCAGAGGAAAACTTCTTTGCCGAAGGTCTCCCAGGTCACCCTGTCCACGCTGCCGGTCAGGTCGAGCGGGATAATATCTACCGCGGGGTAGGACCCATCGCCGAGCCACACGGACGCGAAGAGCGGCTTTCCGTAGACGATTTTCTCGTTGTACACGACCACCTTGCCGCGGCGCGACAAAGTCGCCGTGAAGAAATCGTGCAACGCATTGTAGTCAAATCGAATCCTAAAAATCTCTCCCGCGAGCTCAATCTGCATTTCGCACGGGATGCTGCTTTTATCGACTATGAGCCTATCAGGTACCGTCATATCAGCCTCCCATCTTGAGCCGCGCGCCGACTTTCAGTGTCCGGAAATCCCCGCGCTTTGAAAAAGCCTCAGGGTTCGCAGCCATGATATCCTCGCAGCTTTTCCCCTCACTCCGGTACGGGCCGTTTACCAGAGAGTAGATAGTGTCTCCGGGCTTTACTGTGTGATACCGCGCGCCGGTGTCGTTCACCTCGACCGACTGCATGCCGAGGCTTACCGTCTCGCGCGCTTCGCGCGGCACATCCGCCGCTGCCACATACGCAGGGGCCGCGATGCGGATGCGCTTTAGGCTCAGCGAAAATTTGCAGCCGCCGGAGACTTCCACCGAGAAGCTCGGCGAAAAGCTTTGAATGATGCAGCTCCGGAGTGTTTGGCTTCCCGCGTACCGGAGCAGCTCTCCCGACCGTTCCCAGCTTTTTATAGTCGAGATAATGCTCTGATACTGCCTGCCTACAATCTCTCCGGAGACGGTGAGCTCTTCGGGCTCCGCTTTCACATGGTCCGTGATGTCAGCGCCCTGCTCTACCGCATGAGACGAAGCGGAGGCCGCCTGCGCGGTCTCCTCCGTCTCGACAAAGAGGTAGACCTTATGTGAACCGATTAAATATGCCACGCGCTACCTCCTTACCCCATTGCGTAACCCGAGGAGCGGTTAAGCCCCTCAAAAGTCCTGTTCATTGCGTCTCGAATCCAGCCCTCGACCTTGCGTCGGTTTGTATCCGTCGCCGATGCGCCGTTCATATTCAGCGTGAAGCTCGGCGAGTAGCTGCTATTCATGGTTGTGTTTCGCACCGTGCGCCCTGCAGCCACCGACCGCGGAGACATCTCGCCTCTCACGGCAGCGGTGACATTCTGCGCGGCTGCGCTCACCTGTCCCGCGGAGCGGTCGAGGCCCTTCACGAATCCCGCGCCGGTCATCTCGCCCGACCACTGCATCACACGGGACGGGCTGTGAATGTCGAGAGACGCGTTGATTGTGCTCTTGACTGCCGTCGCGATGCTCTGCGCTCTCGCAAGGATTAAGCCCTGCGACTGCATGAGGCCGTTCGCAAAGCCGAGCCCCGCGTTCATGCCGGACGCGGTAAGGTCGACCGCAGCAAAGGGCTCCTTGACAGCCGAGTCAACCACGCTCTGCGTCGTGCTCTGCAGAGTCGGCGTGTAGCCGGCGATGCTCTGATCAAGACTGCCAAGCATATCCTGCCCGGTCACGTCCGGCTGATACGCTGCAAGGCTCTCATCGATGCCCGCAAGCATGTCCGCGCTGATGGTCTCTGCCTGCGGTGCTGCATCGGCCATGGCTGCAAGACTGCTCTGCATGGCATCCTGCGCCGCCGCTTGCGCGGCTGTCGCGCCGTCTGTGATGCCGCTTGCGACACCCTCGGCCACCTGCTGCCCCGCTGCCTGACTCTCGCCGCGCATGTCTGCTACACCCTCTTTGACACCGTCGACGATAGACTTGACGGCGGTCTTTGCGAGATCCCAGAGAAGCCCTGGCAGATTCGTGAGGATGCTGCGGAGGCCATCGAGAAGCGTCTTGCCAAGCTCCGGAAGATTGCCAATGACTCCCCGAATCAGGTTTTTTACGACCTCGCCGCCCGCTTTGATCACGCTCGGCACGGCCGCGCCGATGCCCTGAAACATCCCGGCAATTAAGTGAAGACCCGCCCTAATCATCTGCGGGATGCCCTGCGCTGCTCCGGAGACAAGCGCTCCGACAGCCGCAACGCCCTTCGTGATGAGCTGCGGCAGCGCCGACGCGACGCCCGACACCATGCCGGTTAGCATCTGCACGCCGCTCTCACCGACCTGCGGCAGCACCGAGGTTACACCGGAGATAAAGCTCCCGATAGCCTCAAGGCCTGTCTGCAGCATCGCCGGAAGCGAGGTCTTCGCAAAGGCCGCGACGCGCGGCAGAATATCCCGCGCAGCGGCAGCGGCTCTGGTCGGCAGCTCAGTCAGCATGCGCTGCATGGCCGTGGTGAGCTTCGGCAGCACTTCGGTCTGCAGCATCTTCGCGGCCTTTACAAGTACCTTCGGAAGCGCTGCAGCAATCTGCTCAACGCGCGGCAAAATGTTCTTAAAGACCGCTCCCGCGGCGTCTGCAACATCCGTGAAAAGCTGTCCCAGATCCGCGTTTTTGTCGGCAAGGCCTGCGACCAGATTCGAGTACGCACCCTTCAGCATCCCGATCGAGCCGGAAATCGTGTCCGTCGCCTCGGCCTGCGTCGCGCCCGCAATTCCCATTTGTGTCTGCACATCATGGATTGCGGAGACGATATCCGCGTAGTTTTTAATCTGGTAGTCAGTGTTTCTGCCAGCCGCTTTGTTCAGCCGGTTTGCGTCATCGAGCAGGCGCTGCATCTCGGACTGCGTTCCGCCGTAGCCGAGCTTCAGGTTGTCGAGCATCGTGAAGTTCTGCTTAGCAAAACCGTTGTAAGCATTCTGGATGCTTTCAATGTCAGAGCCCATTTTGTTGGCGTTATCCGACATATCGACAATCGCAGTTTTTGCCATCTGTGCGGCTTTTACCGTATCGCCGCCGAGCGAATTCGTGAGCGACGCCGCAAAGCTTGTGGCCGTCTCCATGTACTCATTCGCGGAGAGTCCAGCTTCTCTGTATGCGGTCTTAGCGTCCTGCAAGATCTGATTTGCACCGGCAGACTCTGCGCCGCCGTATAGCGTCTCTACGCCGCCCTTAAGCTGCTCAGCGTCCGCATAGGCAGAGAGCGCCTGCTTCCCGATAAAAGAGATGCCTGCGCCAAGCGCCGCAACTCCGGCGATAGTAGCCTTAAGGCTGATTCCGGCAAGCTTTTTAAGGCCGTTTGCCGCAAGCAGCCCGAGTTTCTTCGTGGCGCTTACGGCCGCCTTTGCGATGCCTTTAATTCCGGATACGATGCCGTGAAGTATATTCCTCGGCAAGTTCACGACAAAATTCTTTGCGCCGGAGGCAAGGCTCCGCATTTTATTCGCTGCCGCTGCAATCGCATTTCGCGGCAGGCTCGTGACGAAATTCTTCGCGGACTGCGCAGCCGCCTTAAGCGAAGCGCCAAGCTTCTTGGTCTCGCCGGTAGAGCTTCGCACAGCGTCGTTTGTCGCCTTCGTCGCCGCTTTCGCGGAGGAGAGCAAATCGCGCATGCTCTTGTCGACATCGCCAAGCGGATTTTTCGGGACGTCAAATGTGATTTTGACTACATCCTCGCGTACTACTGACATTTACTCTCCTTCCTGCGCCTTGTTCATGAGGTCGATGTAATGATCCAGCGCTGCATTCGCCTCAGTGATTTCATTCGGTGTGAGGCGGCAGAATACCGTCTCATAGTCCATGTGTCCGTCAAATATGAGCCGCCAGTAGGCCCAGTTATCTCTTGCTCTTTGCCGGAGCTGCCTGCGGGTCTTCGGCGTTTCGAAATCGCCCGCGCATGACATCTGCGACGAATCTCACGACCTCGGTGAGTTCCTCCTCGGTGTCGAAGTCGTCCGGAGTGAGCCCCGACGGCTCCAAAAGTCCGCGCTTCAAGACATTCTTCGAGTACCGGGCGGTAGAAGTAGTGTCCGTGCCCGGAATGTAGGATTCATCAATGCATTCCTGCCAAGCGCTTAAACCGTTAAACTGCGCGGTGTACGTCACGCCGTTGATTTCCTGAGTTCTCTGATAAAATTTAGCCATTATTTACGCCTCCTTATCGGTCCGTATAGTCGAGGACCTGCACCTCAAAGCTTCTGTCTCCGAGTTTCTTGCCGACTTTGTTGTCCGCGCTTTTCTTGAGAAAAGCCTTCGTGCCTCCGACCTTCTCATTGGTGGACTTATTGACCACCCAGATGCCGAAAAGCTCCGTAGAGTCGGCGAGCCGCTTAAGCGGGGGCAGCTGCGGGCTCTGCGCCTGCACGGAGAATTTAATAGTGCCAAGCTGATTGCGGGAGCGGTTTACGACCACATCGCCCTGTGCGCCCACTACGGCTTCCGCACCGCTCTCATCCTTCGAGCACTCCACATCGTCCTCACCGGTGCAGGTGATGGCAAAGGTACCGTAGCTCTTCGTGCTGAGGGTGATAGATACATCATTCGGGTCAAACTCGTATGCATGCATTCTCGTGTTCTCCTTTCGTTAGATGGTCACCGTGCCGTTAATCTCGGCGGTGTGAATCGCGCCTGCAAGCGTGAAGGTGAAGCGTCCGAGCGCGTAGCTACGCTCTTTACGGTCCACTTCCTTCGTAGCCTCTACGCCGCCGAATTCAGTCGCATAGAGCGCCTCTCCCGCAGCGTTATGCGCGATCATGCCCATGTTGTCCGCCTGCTTAAGCACATTTGCGGTCACGCCCTCCAGCATGCCGATGCCGCGATTGTCGTACGGCAGCTTCGGCGAGCCGTTTAAGAGCTTCTGCGCGCTGTTCTCAATTCCCTGGATAATCCAGTCGAAAGAATCGACGATGTCCAGGTACTCACCGGATGCAGCCTTGCCCTCCGTGGTCACAAGGTCGCCCGCCTTTCGCGCGATGGTATACGCGCAAGTGCCGCCGCTTCCGCTGCCGGTCGAGAGCGAGAGGATCTCTTCCTCGGTGCGCTCTGCATCCGGCTCAATGCCCTGTAAGATAATGTTCTTGTAGGTGAAACTGCCCGCGTCCATGCCTGCCGTTGCGCCGACAAGCGCTGCGGCAAGCTTCTGTCCGTCGGAGTGCACGCCAATCATCGTGCGCTCGCGCTTTGCGTATGCTGCGAGGCCGTCCATTGCGTTGAGGACCGGGAAATAGATTAAGTCTCTTCTGCTCTCCACATAGGCGGACACATCGACGGCCTTATCCTCGCCGCCGAGCACTGCGACCACCTGTCGCACACCGGTCAGCTTCTTAAGCGCCTCCACAGCGCCGTCCGTGGTCTGGATGAGCGCGATGCGGCGCGGCGCGTTGTCCTGTGCCTTCATGAGCACGAAGAGCTTGTACGCCTCGCTGCCCTCGGCAAAGCCCGCGAGCTTTACCTCGCTTGCGGTCGCGCACTCGTGATACGCGACTGCGCTGTCAGCGTGGCTCACAAGAATCAGCGGGATACCGAAGCCATCGGTGCCCGCGCCGCTCGTGAGCTTAATTTTTACATTGACATCAAGTGCCATTTAGTTCTCCTTTCTCTGAATCTCCGCGGTCTGGATGCGCTCTCCGGTACTCGGCAGCACATTCATTGCGGAAAATCTCACGTCAAAGCCTTTCCGGAATTCATACTCAATCGTGATCAGGCTGTCCCGCTGATTGATGTCCATCACTTCAAGCGGCGCAATGCCCTGGTCTTTGAGGTAGGCTCTTCCGGAAACGCGAAACCAATCTGCGAGCGCCTGCGCCTTTTCCCAGCAGAGCGTGTCATTGTCGGCCTGCACCGTCCAAGACATTGTGATAACAGCCGGCTTAAATTCCTCTGCTTCCGTCCGCCCGTAGCTTCCACCGCTCTCGGCGATTGATGTAATCGAAAAGCTCGCGTACGGATACGGCGGGACATGCCCGGTCTGATTCGCCTTTACGGCAATTAGTCCAAGGTCCTTTTTGATGCCGTCACAGATTGCCTTATTGAAGTCCTGAATCCCTTTTTTAAGCATCGAAGCTATCCACCCTTTTCAGCGTGTAGCGGTTCACATCCGCATAGTCCTCGGCGAGCAGCTCTGCGCCCTCGACCTTGTAGGTCTTGCCCTTATGCACCACATAGTAGGTGCAAGCCTTGTCGTCGAGGTCGATGCTGTCATCGGTCTTCCGGATATAAAAATCGCGGTCGCTTGTCGTAAGCGCACCGCCGGACTGGTAAATCTTCCCCTGAGAGAGCGGGACGATTGCGGCATTCACCGCTCTTCTTTCCGGCTCTCCGCGCACATACTCGCCGCCCTCATAGCCTCCGCCGCGCAGGGCTACGATTTCACAGGCGACAGCGTACTTTTTCACAAGGTCTGCAAAGTGAAACACGCCTACTCCTTTCTGTACTCAATCGCTGCGATCATGCTGCCGGTATCTACCAGCGGGTTCGAGCTGCCCTTCTGATCGGCCGTAAAGGGGTGGTTCGGCGGCGCTGACAGGTCACGGGCGTACTGCTGTATCAGCCCGCGGGCAGTCATTCCTACATCGTCAAGGAGCACTTCCGCGCTAAACCTCCCCGCGGCAAGCTCGCCTATGTCTCTGTCTACGATCGCTTTGATTTCTGCGCTCTTAGCGTCAAATCCTGCACGCAAAAAGGACCGCTCCGGAATCACGATTACTGTCGTAGTCGCTTTCAGGTGCAGTCCTTTTCGTGCAAGGAATTTTCTCATTTTTTCGGTTACCGGTATCCGGCAGCCGTACTCATGAATGCCAGCAATGTACGCCTGCTCGCCGTCAAAAACGCCGATTGACACCGACCGGCCGGAGAGCGCATTCACATTCTCGATAATGTCGGGCAAAAGATTGAATTTAGTTTCATAGGTTACCGCCATCACACCCACCTTGACCGCGGCATGGAAATCTTTACGCCGCCGGTGTAGTGCCCGCGCAGCAGCTGCCGGATGAGGAGCATAAGCGCCCCACTCATGTCGCTTGCGACCGCGTAGCTTTTGGACATTCCGCCGATTGACTCGGAGCTGACACCGGCCAGAGTGCCGCCGGAGCTCATGATTTCCATGAATTTCAGGATAAAAAGCCGCGCAGAGGGCGGCAGCGCCGCCACCTCTGTAATGCTGCCATCGGCTATCCGGAAATCCGTGTTGTCGCTGAGCCAGTCAAGCGCAGCGGCAAAATCCAGCTCTCTGCCCTCTGCGAGGTCGCCCGTTTGGTATCCCATCGCCTCGATATTTGCCGCTGTGAGCTGGATCATCCCTTTGCCTTACCCCTCTTCTTGCCTGCCGGTGCCTCGGTCTGCTCTGCGGTCTGCTCTGCGGTCTGCTCTGCGGTCTGCTCTGCGGTCTGCTGCTCTGCCTGACTCTCAGCCTCAGCCTCCGCAGCCGCGCGGCGTGCGGCGGCCCGGCGCCGCCCCCGGGGGGAAAAAGCTGCGGC